GCCTCCTGCATCCCAGGAAGATGTTGTCGCGCAGAACCGTTACCGTGTGATACTTTGCCTTCACATCATTTCACTCGCATTTTGTAGAATTTGTAGCCGCCCATATCGACGGGATATGTGCCCGCCCGGCACTTGCGCTTGCCATCGCTGCCCACGATCAGCTCCCCGATCTCCTTGATTTCCCATGTTTCTTTGACCGATAGCCCCAGCTCGTCGCGGAGGTATGCAATGATGGCTCGGACCGCCTTTTCCAGGTCGCGCCTGCTGCTGCCGATCAGCAGCATGTCGTCCATGTAGCGGACGTAATGCTTAACAAAGGACACGCGCTTGCCGCGCCGTGTCTTATATAGGCCCTGCACAATGTAGTGATCAAGCCCTTGTAAATGGTAGTTCGCAAGCCATGGGCTGATATAGAAGCCCACCGGCATGCCCGGCCCGGATGTGTCCAGTATTCTGCGGATTAAATTCAAAATGGGCCGGTCAGCTATGACGCGCTCCAGCTGCCGCATCAGCAGGTCGATGTTTATGTTTTCGTAAAACTTGCGAATATCGAGCTTCACAAAATACTTCACATCAGGCTCGCGTATCCACTTTTGGATGGACTGCCTGACCAGCTTCAGCCCGCGCCCTGGCAGGCTGCCGCAGCAGAACGCATACATACCGCGCATAAGGGCGGCCTTGATCGTATTGATCAAAGCCCAATGCGCGATATGATCATCAAATGTGGCCTTGGCAATATTGCGGATTTTCCCGTTGGGCATCCGGCGCGTGGAGCGCTGGGGAGGGTGCGGCTGCCATTCTCCGCTCTTGACCTTGCGGGACATCACCGCCGCGTACTGGCGCACCTTCTCTGGTACAACCTGGTTGCTGTACTCCTTTTGCGCTCCCTTGTTGGCTGCTGTGTCTGTGGCAATCTCTCGGCACAGCAGCCGTCGCATTGCGTAGCCTCTGCGCTTGCCCTTTATGCCGTCGTAGGTCGCGGCGTAGAAGGTGGCTTCGGCGCAGAATGTATTCCAAAGGTCCTTGAACCTTTTCATGGCTTTTTATCCTCACGGCTCCCATACAAGCATGTCGCGGATTGCCCACGCGACGGGCCTGCTTTCGAGGCAGTACGCCCTACCAAGCCGCTCCAGTCGGATGATTTCAGTCCTTTCAGACCACGGAAAAGGACACGCCGGTCTATGTCGGTGGATATGAGAAACCATCAGCGGGGTCCGCTTTCGCGTCCCGCCGATGGATGACCGGAGAGGTTGGATAAAATGCCCCGCGCCATAGTTCGCGTTCGCGTTGGAAGGCGCGTTGTTCGCGTTGCGGTACCACGGCCCGGCGTTCGAGCCGTTGTTCCAGTTGCCTCCCACGCGCACGGCACGCACCACGTTCGAGTTGACGAGGTAGGCGGCCAGACGCTGGCCCAGCGGAGCGCGTGTCCAGTCCCGTTTAGGCTCATTGGGTTAGAAGGGGGTGCGCCCCCTCGCGGCTACGCCGCACACCCCCGCCTGGAAAAGTAAAGCCCCGCGCCATAGTTCGCGTTCGCGATGGAAGGCGCGGAGTTCGCGATGCGGGACCACGGCCCGGCGGTCGAGCCGTAGCTCCAGGAGCCTCCCACGCGCACGGCACGCACCACGTTCGAGTTGACGAGGTAGGCGTAGTCCGCGAAGAAAGTGCTGGCCGATCCGCCCGCTGTAAGCGTCGGTATCCAGATTTCAGGGTGATCCGGGTCCGGCGTCATTTCCTTGATGTAGCCGTCCGCGTAGCGGTCTGGCGGTGTTTCCGTGTCCAGCAGCACCCAGCCCTTGTCATTCAGCGCTGCGGCGGTGGACGGGTTGGCGATTGCCACGCCCATGTAGGCGTCGAGCTTCGGCAGGTGATACCACTGGAGCTTGTAGGTATCGGCGGCCACCTCGACGCGCACATCCATCAAGTCCTGGCAGGTCATCATCTGATTGCCCCATGGGTTTTCACGCCACCGGTAGCGGCACGGATACCGGCCATCGCTGTTGCTGACGGGCGATCCGCTTGGCGTCAGCACGCCCGCGCATGCGCCGGTGTTGTATGGCCGATTGTTGATAGTCGGCGCGGTGACCGTGGTGATGTCCTTCGCCCCTGGGTAGGGGGCAAGGGTGATGAGGCGGTGGGTGCCGGAGGCATTCGGCGTGCCGTCCGGGTCGCAGGGCTCTATGCTCTGGATTGCGTGGGACGCCTTCGCAGCTTCGCTGTATGTCGTGTTGATGTACACATTCTGGCCAGCCCGGTGATATCCGCCGATGGTCGCGGTAACAACGATGTGGGTGCTGTCAATCACGCTGTCCACCGCGTCGGCGGCATAGCGTCCGGACGTGAAGCCTGCCATGATGCTCTGCAGGTTCGTGGTAGCAAACTCTACCATCGCCAATAAGGTCTCGTAGTGAGATACTGCGATGGGCATCATGGACGCATAGGCGCCGGCGTCGCCGTTGTAGCTTCGGCAGCTTGTCCACAGGCCGGACCAGTGGCCGCATTCATTGCGCAGGCCGGGAAGGCTCACGGCTTTTCCGTCCGTGTTCAGCGCGAGCGCGTAGCAAGGCAGATCCACATAGTCCAGCTCGTTGCCGTCCTCGTCGAAAAACAGTGGGTGCAGGCTCCACCCTGGCTGATGGTATGCCGACACTCCAACTATCCCTGCTGCCATGTCCTGGTAGTAGTATGTTTTGTAGCACCTTACGGCCACATAGTCGCCCATGGACCCATCCTCGGCGTAGTCGGCGTCTCCATACCAGGAAGCGGGCGTCACATAGGTCTTTCCGTCCGCGACCGTGACGCTCCCCACAAACTTGCGCCGGTTGAAGGGCGGCAGGTTGTCAAAGTCATTCACAGCCGTGGCGCTGTCCGTGCCCACGGCCGCCACAAGGCCTTTAGCGTCCCATAGGCGTTTCAAAGTAGGCGAGCTTCCGCCCACGCCAGAAGCGCCGTACTTCGGTGCCTCAATGGATCCGATGTACTCACCAGGGACCCTCCCCTGGGCGTCCAGCGGACAGATTCCATTGGCAACCCCCTTCTGGGCGTTGATGGCAGCCGGCACGCTCGCCGCCGCACTATTCGCGGCCGTGGCCGCCTCTCCGGCCGCCCCCGCTGCCGCGTTCGCCCCCGCCGTGGCCTCCTCGCAGGCCGCAATCTGGGCCAGCAGCGTCTCCAGGTCCGGCACCACATGCTCCGGATCCACCACGGCTCCGCTGGGCTCCTTCTCCACCCGGGCCACCATAGTGCCCAGGGTAACGGTCTCGGTGGCGTCCGGGCTGCTCAGGCGCATCACGCACAGCAGCGGGCCGGGTTTGGCATAGCACTCGCTTTTGAGGCGCACGCTGGCCACGTTCCCGCTGAGAGTGCCGTCCACCGGTACATAGCTCTCGGAGGCGCCCCCCCCCCGTTGGAAATAGCCCCGCACCGTGCCGGCCAGCTCTACGGCCTGGCCATGCCGGAATACAGCGATCTCCCAGGTGTGGGCATTCTTGTCGCCCTGCATCATCAGGGCCGTGGGCAGGATCCGCGGCTGCACATAGCCGCTGTCCAGGTCAATCCGCTGCCGGATGGTCCAAGTGTTGCTCAAAAGTCTCCGCCTCCTTTGGATTGCACAAAGCATTGCACGTATACGCTTACCACCGCCCGGGTGGCCTTGTCCGGGGTCAAAACGACCTCGTGCCAGTCCCCGCGCTTGATCTTTCCGTTGGCGTCCTTGCTCAGCAGCGCCGTGATGTCCATCTCCGTCTTGGCGTCTGTGATCGGATCCGGGTAGACGGTCCCATCCACCTCCAGGGTGAAGCTGGCGGCCGTGGTGCCCTCAAAGATCCCGTACACCAGGTTATGTGCATGATCCCCCAGGGTCACGTTGTGGGAATGGCTCCCCAGGCTCACGCTGTGGGTGTGGGGCGGCAGGGTCAGGGTTAGTTCCGGGATGGTCATGGACACATACACGTCATGGTAATGCCCCATCCCATGGGTATGGGCCGCCCCCGCATGCCGGTGGGAGAAAGAGTGGGAATGCCCGCCGATGCTGTGGACATGCGCCGCCCCTGTATGCCGGTGGGAGAAAGCGTGGGAATGCCCGCCGATGCTGTGGGTATGGCTGGGGATGCTGTGGGTGTGGCTGTCTCCCGCGTGCCGGTGGGAGAAAGCGTGGGAGTGCCCGCCGATGCTGTGGGTATGGCTGCCAACGGTATGGCTGTGGCTCGTGTTGTCGGACTCGCCGCAGCTGGGCGTGGTGGCTCCCGTATAGGTGCCGGTGGTTTGCTGGTGCTGGTGGCTGCCGATCGCGTGCCGGTGGCTGGCCGTGGCGCTTCCCGTGGATCCGCTGCCAGATCCGGAGGTATAACTGTCATTGGTCGCCGTATAGGCGACAGCAGCCCCTTCCGCGTCCACAGGCGTGCCACCGATGCCGCTGCCGGCGCTGCCCGTGGATCCGTCCCCGCCGCTGCCGGTGTTGTAGCTGTTGTTGGTGGCCGTGGCATTCACGGCGGCCCCTTCCGCATCCACCGGCGTGCCGCAGATGCCGCTGCCGGCGCTGCCTGTGTCATAGCTCGCATTGGTGGCCGTCACGGTCACGGCGTTGCCCTCCGCATCCACCGGCGTGCCGCCGATGCCGCTGCCGGCGCTGTCCGTGTTTCCCTTCTGGTATCCGCTCAGCGGTTCCAGGGGCAGGCTGGTGCTGGCCGTCTGCGCCACGATCCGCTGGGGCTCTGTGAGGATGGCCTCCCCGCCGGCCTCGCTGGTGCTGGTGCCACCGCCTCCGGAGCTGGACGTGGTCTCCGTGCTCCCGCCTGCGGCCGCGCCCTTCTCATAGGCCCGGTAGGCCTCCCGCTTCAGTAGAAACTTTACAGTGTTGATCCGGTAGGCGCTCTCCGGGATAGGCACGTTGAAGGTGGCCGGGTGGCTGGGGTCACAGTTGTCCGAAAACTGGAACACATACAGCGACGTGGCACCCTGGCTGTTCAGCTCATGGATGCCCACCCTGTCCGCCAGTTGGTTCATGCTGTCCGCGGCGTCCTTGAGCGCGTTGGCAATGGTGATCTCGATGTCCTGGGGCTTGTCCCGCACGCCCTTCTTGGCCACGGTCACGATCCGCGCCTGGAAGGAGATCCCGTGCTCCCCGTCCATCACCTGGGCCAGCTTGCCGGGCATGTAGTTGTCCCAGCGCTGGCCGGTCATGGCGTACAGATCCACCGCGGCGGCCTTGTAGGCAATATAGGGGTTCTTGTACCTCTCCAGCACGGCCATGCCCCGCTGCTTCAGCGTGGCGGCGTCCTGGATGGTGGTGTCCGCAAAGATGGAGCATTTCACGCCCCACGTGGAGATGGTGTCCGCGTCGATGTAGGGGAGACCGCCGTTCACCTTGGTGATGTTCAGCTGATTCACGCCTTCGCCGTATCCAAGGCAGTACATCCGGGTCACCATCTGGGTGGCGTCCATAGACTTTTCAATCTGCAGCAGATTGCGCATGTAGTGGATGCCGCAGCCGGCAGAACTGTCCGCCCGGCGCAGGTTGGCCGTCCAGGGCGTGGTGCTTGTGTCCCATTCCCAGGTGTAGTCCTCCACCAGCACGGCGCTCACGCTCATCAGGGCTGCCAGCAGCGTGCAGTTCTCCAGGTGGTAGGCAAACTGGTCATGGAACTCGCATACCCCCAGCTGCCACCGGGGAACCGTCTGGTGGCCCAGGATGTATTCCAGCACATCCTCCGTGTAGATGCCATCCCCGCCGATCTCATGGGCCGTAAAAAGCACGTCGTCTACCAGGGTGGCGGTCACGTGTTCTAAGTCGTATTCGCTCCATCCATCCGGCTGGTGCTGGGGCATGCCGATGATCCGGTACAGCCCCACGTCCCGCGCCCCGTCGTCAATGTGCACATAGTTGTTCGGCTCGCAAAACGCATGCTTGGGGTCGCTGGTGGGCAGTTGGAAGCTGCCGGTCCACAGGTCATTATGCTTCAGCTCATACCCGATGGCGTCAGCGTTCTCCAGGATTGCAAGCAGGCGCAGATCCTGGCCGTACACCTTCAGCATCCATTCTCACCCCTTCGCCCCGCTGCGCCGCCTGGCTCAGCACCTCCACGGCGCTGTACAGTTCCCGCCCAATGTACACGGCTGCACATTCTGCCTCCATCCGCCAGCTGCAATCCAGGCGGCAGCGCTTGTGGGTCAGCGGGCAGAATGCCGCCGTTTTCTCTCGTCCGTTCATTCAGATCCACCTTCCTGTGGCCCGGGCGGTCACGGCCGCCTGGGCGGTCCCGGTGTCAAAGGTGCCGGCCACGGTCACGCTGCAGGCCCGCTCTGCCACCAGATGGTCAAAGCGCGTGGCATAGGGGAGG